GTGTCACTTGTGTGGCGATGCTCGCTGAAAGTCATATCAGCATTCACACTTGGCCAGAGTTGGGTATGGCAGTGTGCGACATTTTCACCTGTGGGGATCACACGAAACCCAAGGAGGGTGTAAAATATATGAAGATGATGCTTGACGCCAAAAGCATTGTCAGTAAATCGTTTACGAGACCTTTGGAATGAGTGATTTTATTTGGGTTGAGAAGTATCGACCTAAAACTATTGAAGAGTGTATTCTTCCTGAGAGCACCAAAAAAACTTTTCAGGAGTTTCTAAATAAGGGCGAGATTCCTAATATGCTTCTCGCTGGTCCTCCAGGTATTGGTAAGACCACAGTTGCCAAGGCTCTCTGCAATGAACTTGGAGCAGATGTTTATGTCATCAATGGATCCGACGAGGGTAGATTCCTCGATACTGTCAGAAACAATGCGAAGAACTTCGCTTCGACCGTATCACTTACGGCAGATGCTAAACACAAAGTCATCATCATTGATGAGGCAGATAACACGTCCAACGACGTACAACTCCTCCTACGGGCGTTTATTGAGGAGTTTGCTGGCAACTGTCGATTCATCTTCACCTGTAACTACAAAAACAAAATCCTTGAACCCCTCCATTCACGTTGTGCGGTCATTGAGTTTGGTATTAAAGGAAAGGACCGACAGTCTATCGCTGCCCTCTTTTTTAAACGGCTTCGGGAAATTCTCGACGCAGAGGGAGTACAGTACGACAACAAAGTACTTGTCGAACTTGTCAACAAGCACTTCCCAGACTGGAGAAGAGTTCTCAACGAAGTTCAAAGATACTCCGTTTCTGGTAAGATTGATTCGGGCATTCTTGCTACGTTTTCGGATGTTGCGGTAAATGAACTTGTTAAAAACCTTAGGGAGAAAAACTTTGCTGAGGTTCGTAAGTGGATCGTTTCTAATCTGGACAACGACACTACTGTACTTCTGCGTCGCATTTATGATGCTTGTTACTCATCCCTTACAAATGCTACTATTCCTGCTGCTGTGCTTATCATTGCTAAGTATCAGTATCAAGCTGCCTTCGTAGCAGATCAGGAAATAAATATGCTTGCTTGTTTAACCGAAATTATGTGTGAGTGTGAATTCAAATGATTAATGTAAAACTGATTCGTATTGTAACTGGTGAAGAAATAATCGCAGAAGTTATTTCTGAAACCGATGATATTATCACTATTCAGAATGGTCTTGTAGTTATTCCAAATTCTCAGGGTGTTGGATTTGCTCCTTGGGCAACTGTGATTAGTAAGGATGAACCAGAGATTACTGTGAAGAAAACTCATATTGTGTATGTCGCAGCAGTTCAAGAAGACGTTGCTCATAAGTATAATGAGATGTTTGGAAGTAAACTTGTAACTCCATCACCAAAAAAACTAATCGTATGAAAAACAAAAATCACCAAGTGAAATCCAGAATGTATTATTATTTCTGGGGAGTCTGTACAGTTGCTGTTGTTTTTGGTCAACTCTATGTTGGCACTGGATATCGTATGATGGCAGGAAGTTTCAACAAGTTCTTTTACACACTTACAGAGTTAATGGAGGAAGTGCCAAATGGGTCTACTGAATATCGATAAAACCAAACTGATAGAACCAAGAGTGAAGACTACTCCAGAGAATGTGGCAGAGGCAAATGAAGCACTGTTTCGTGCTAAAATGACTTTACCTGCTGCCGCAAAACATTGTGGCATGACAAAGAAGGAAATGAAAATGACCTTCCTTGAATACTTGAAGTATCACCCTAAAGATTATGAGCAGTCTGAAAAGTTATAAAACGCCTTTACGCTACCCTGGCGGTAAGTCCCGTGCTTGTACCAAACTTGACCAGTATATTCCTAATCTTGACGAGTATACTGAATATCGTGAACCATTTCTTGGTGGTGGGAGTGTAGCAATTCACATTACTAAGAAATATCCACACCTTAAAATCTGGGTCAATGATCTTTACGAACCACTCTACAACTTCTGGTGTGAGTTGAGAGACAATGGTCGTAAGATGCGTGATGAACTTGTACAACTAAAGTATATACATCCAGAACCAGTATCTGCTAAGAATTTATTCCTTGATGCTAAGGAGAAAGTAAATGACACTTCCATTTCCAATTTACATCGCGCTTGTGCTTTCTACATTATTAACAAGTGCTCTTTTTCTGGTCTCACTGAGTCCTCATCCTTCAGCACACAAGCATCAGAAAATAATTTCTCAATGCGAGGCATTGATAAACTCCTCGGGTATTCGGAAATAATTAAGAATTGGAATATTACCAATCGTCGTTATCAATTCCTTCTTACTGACGAGAAGTCTGTTTTCACCTATCTTGATCCTCCGTATGAGATTGGATCTAATCTTTATGGTAAGAGGGGCGATATGCATAAGTCATTTGACCACGATATTTTTGCTACTGTTTGTGACCGCTTTGTAGGACCTCAACTTATCTCCTATAATTCTTCACAACTCATTCGTGAGAGATTCAAGGATTATCAGACTGGTGAGTTTGACCTTACTTATACAATGAGGTCAGTTGGTGAATATATGCGAGAGCAAAAAGAACGCAAGGAACTTTTACTTTTTAATTATGGAATTGAAGGATTGGTTGAATAGTATCAATCAGACTAAAGAAAATCTGATTGACGAAGATCCATCACTTGAAAAGGAGTTTCCTCCTTATATTGTCAATCGTTGTTTTTCGGGGCACATTGATGCGATTATGTTCGCAAATGAAATGAATCAGTATCATTTCCTCCCTAAAAAACTTCAATATGATTTTTATCTAAATAGTCTGAGGAAAAAGAAGAGATTTTCTCCCTGGCTCCGACAAGATAAGATCAAAGACCTTGATTATGTCAAACGTTATTATGGTTATAGTAATGAAAAGGCAAAACAAGCGTTGAAGATTCTCACTGAAGAACAACTTAATTTTATTAAAGCGAAATTTGACACTGGAGGAAAAAAATGAGCGTGGTTCAAGAACCCGAAGTGAAGTGGACACCCGAACAAATGGTTGAAGTGGTTCTTAATGAACCCGACGACTTTTTGAAAGTGCGTGAAACTTTGACTCGAATCGGAGTGGCATCAAGGAAGGAGAAAAAAATCTATCAGTCCTGCCACATTTTACATAAGCAAGGTAGATACTATCTTGTTCATTTCAAAGAATTGTTTGCTCTGGATGGCAAGCACGCTAACCTTACCGTTAACGATGTCCAGCGCCGCAATCGTATCGCCCAACTGCTTGCCGACTGGGGTCTCATTGGTATCGTAGATGTCACTAAGATTCAAGATATCGCTCCGCTTAATCAGATTAAAGTACTCGCTTATAAAGATAAGCAGGATTGGATTCTCGAAACTAAGTATAATATTGGGGCTAAGAAGAAAAAGGTTGAGGAAGAATAAATATCTAAAAAGACATTGAAATGTCTAGTAGATCTGCCATACTAATAGATAACTTCCTTCCAGAAGATATATTCAACAGCATAGCACTAAGAGTTTCCCAATCCTCTAGTTATAGGGATGGTGAAGTTCATGATTATGTTAGAGATGACTTGTGGAGGGAAGTTACTTTTTTGGTTCTTGATAGAATGAAAGAAATTGGATTATATCGAGAACATCATGTAGCAGCAACTGACGTAGGAAACTTTTCATATAATCAGTTTCGCCCACGAAACTATGGGCATGGTAATTTTAACGGACCACATATAGACAATGGTTCGTATGTTTATTATATTCATCCACATTGGGATGAAAGTTGGGAAGGAAAACTAAAACTTACTGAAGCAGTAGAAGAGCGATATAGGAATGGTATTCATGCTACTCCAAATAGATTTATCTGGATGAATCCAGATGTAGTTCATGATGTAACTACAACATCTGTTAGTGCTGAACATGCTAGAGTAACCAACTTGGGATTCCAAGGTGGATGTTTCGATGAAAATCCAGTTGGAGTAGAATACCTAAATATTTTTACTACCTGAATTAGTGTCTTATAGTGGCAAGAAATAAGTTTAAGGCAGCAATAAATCATATTAAGTCTACTCAAATAGACGAAAAAATTCAGCGTCTGAACGAAGCTCCTACTAATAGTATGAGTGGTGTTTATGACCTTAGTCCTCAGGGTCAGAGATATGGTGAGAAAAATCCTGAGAAAACTTTTTATGCCAATGCTGATGGAAGTTGGCCACCAGGAGTTCCTGGAACACCAGGAGAAAGAACGTATATAAGACCAAGAGGATATTGGGAAGAAGGACCTGGAACAACTCCTTCTGTCCAGCATGATAATATTGTTAATTTGGATTTTTCTTATAGTACTCAAATTGACGATCCAAGAAATACAAAGACTTTAATTGATGAAACTACTGGACGTGTTCAAACAGAACTCCCTCCCAATAGTAGAAGTTTTATTTTGGGTCCTCTTGTTGATTTGTATTTCCATAATCATGGATATGATAATCGCACATATGTTGGATATATTCAAAAAGACACTAGATCATTTGTGCTTCTTGGATATGTTATTGGAACTTGGGGAGACGATGATAGTGGAAATCCAATCCGTGCTGATGGATTTGAAGGTTCTATAAACACAAGAGTTTGGAATGGATTGGAAAGTAGTTTTGTGGCAACTAATCCAAACTTTACTTTTGAGATGCTGCAGTGGCATCATGAACGACTTAAGGAAGGTAAGTATGTAAAGAATGTTTCATTCTTTAATTCTGGTGGTGTTCCCATCATAACTGGTGCTGGTGGATCTGGGCAACCCTCTGGAAGTACTCAGGGTAATGTAAGTGGAACTCCTACAGGTGGTGATGCTGCTGGTGGCGCTGATGCTAATCAGACTCATGGTTCTGGTGGAAATCCAACCACTGGAACACCACAAGATGACCCTATTAATGGAAGTCAGGAAGATGCTGGATTCCCATGGGGATTGTGGAATAAGTTTAAGGAAAAAATTGGAGATTTGTTGAATAAATTTGGAACGAGAATTCCTGCCTTGGATTATGCCACAAATATCGCAAAATCTATTCTTGCCAATGAACCTTTAATTATAAATCAGAATGATATTCCACCGGCAACAATTCAAAAACTTGCTGATGGAATTGATCCAAACATGATTGGAACCATGGTTCCAGTAACTTCAGAACCAATTCCATATTCCGATGAGAATTTTTATGAAGATTCTAATGGAAAGATTCATGAGCATACGCCATCAACTCTGAAAGAATATCCAAATAATACTGGACCAGTTACATTTAAAGATCCTGGATATGCTGGACTTGGAAATCCACTTGCTGCAGCAGGTCAAGCGCAAATGCAAGTCATTGTTCCTTCTTCTGGAGAACCATATCTTTTATATACTGATCATGCTTATCATAATGTAACATCTAATGATCCTGGAGAAGTCCCAGACCCGATAAAATCCGCTTTATCTGATTTAGTCCATAATGTTGCTGGATATGGAACTTATGAGCAACCGCCAGAAGGAGTTCCTGATGTAAATCTAGGAACTGGAAGACAATATACTGGAATTGATGCTACAACACCCAATACTGGTGCAATGTCTGGTTATCCGCCAAATATTAGGGGTGATGTTAGAACAGAAGTTGTCATACCAATTTCTCAACTGCCTCCAGATGTTCAAAGGAAAATCGGAGATGTTCGAAAAAATGTGGGTGGAATTTGGAATGATAATCCAATTAATAATCAGGTAAAAGAATCATACATTCTTACAGAATCCCGTAAGAGAATTCTCCGTGAGATCAAGCAACCTATTTCCGAAGTATCCGAAATTAAACCACAAAAACTTAAGAAGTACAGACCAAACTTTAAAGGTAGATTTACTGCTCAGAACACTCCTGATGTAACGGCATGTAAGGAATCTGATAACATGGTCAGAGCAAAGAATGCTGCTGGTCAAACTTGGAGAAGAGCAGATAAGTACTGGGGTGGTTATGAATCTGCTGAAAGGTTAAATGTTATCTATGACCATGTTGGTCATGGACAATTATATTGGGATGAAATTGTTGCCCATAATCAAGGTAAAAAGGGTGTTAGAAATCGTGATGTTCAGGAAGAACTGAATAAGCATTATGCTCTTCTTGCTGAGAGAAAGATAATAGAAGAACTCGGATTGAATGAACAAGAAACTCTTGAAGCACCTAATGATCCACTTTTGAAAAGAGTTATGGGTAAATTAAAATATAAAATTGATTATCCAGATAAGCCATCAAAGGCAGGATATCCTAATGAAAATCCAATGCCGGATATGGGTGGATTTCATCCAGAGTATGGTAAGAGGGCAAACTATTATAATGCCTTAGATCCAAAGAGTGCTGATGCAATGCCACCAACTGGAGACCCTGAAACAGATGAAAAAGTTGCTTCCCAAAAAACCAAATCTACTCTTCTAGGAAAAATAAACAGGAGACGTAAAAATGCGTAAATTAAGTACACTAAATTCAAAGGAGTTCAAAGCATTTCATCAAAAAAGACTTGATGAGAAAAATTATATTACTAATAAAAAATTAGAGGAGCAAAGACTCTCTGAGAAAAGAATAAGAGAAGATGTAGAAATAAAGGAACTTTTTGAGAAGCAAAAATCTAATTGGAAGAGTGAATTATTCCCAGAAGAAGTAGAAGTAAAGAATGAAGTTGTAGAAGTAGTAAAAGAAAAAAGGACTAAACTTGCAGAGAAGTGGAAGTATAACTGGCGTGAAAGTCTAATAGAAAAACCAGAAGAAAAACCAGAAGAAAAAATAGTAGAAACTGTATTTGAACCAAAATCATTCATAAAGAATATAAAAATAAGTGATAACATTTTTGATACTTTCTCAAATGTTTCTAACTGGCGAGAAGAACTCATTGATGAGGGAATGACCACTTCCTCGATTTATATAACTGGTATTGAGGATGTTCCAGGAGATCCAGGATCTCCGGCAGTTTATGCCAGAATGGAAAAACCATATGATGTTCTTGTGGATTCATCTCCCACAGATACTAGTGGTCTGTTTGCTGATGATGGAGTAGTTCTTTCTGTTGAACCTACGGGTGACACAAGTTATGTACTTGGACCCATGATTTCTTATTATTATACTGACGGAGATTATACCCAGATTGGATATGTTGATAGAGACAATAGAAAATTTACTGCTCTTGGTAGAATAAGCGGCACGTTAAATGATTGGGATGGTAGTAGTAATTTTACTAGTTATGGTAATTTGACTCTCGATCAGGCTTTATGGTATAAAAATCAACCGAAATCCCCGGATGGATACCATGCTTTTTATGATGGTCCTGCCCCAGATGGAACATCAGATGAAAATGGGAGAATACCTGGAGTTATTGTTCGAGACACTAAAAATCATAATTATCGACAAACCTGGAGTTTGGTAAAAACACTAGGACTAAATCCTGGTGATCCTCTTTATGATATTTTTGTTGGATATAACGATCATCCACAATATATCAAGTATCCTGGCGGTTCAAGTTATTCATCCTGGAGTAACTCAGACTTTTTATTCCCAGCACTACCAGTTGGGTGGCTATGGGTAACACAAACTACCCCTTCAGGATATCCCCAAAACTCAGTATTTACTGCGGCTGTTCAAAAAAGTCGTACTGAATGGTATAATTTTTACTC